GTTGGACTGGAAGTCTTTGCGGCGCTGCTCCTCGTGCTTAGCAAGCTGTGCTGCCATATCTTTCTCTTTTTGCAAGGTTGCAAAACCGATACGGCTCTTTTCGATAATCTCACGAACTTCCGGCGGAAGATCGTCAAGGTCAATACCAACTGTGGGATCGACAAACTTAGTAGAGGAATCATCTAGCTCGCTGCCACCCGCTTGAGCCGCAGCAGGATTCCCTTGGGAACCACTGCCACCGCCGCCGGTATCAGGAGCTAGGAAGATTCTCTTCCAACTGTGACTATAGTATCGCATATACTGAGGCTTGTGTCAAGAGGCAGATTAGATGACTTCTCGTGGCTACCCCCACCGACAAGAAGTTTTTGCAAGGTTGCAAAAATTATCTTCGCATTTCAGCTAGAAAGAATTGTTCAAGAGTCTGTAACTCTTTAGCTCCGGCTTGAACTTGGAGTAACTGATCAGTGCTGGTGCAGCCTGTAATTTGTTTCAATTTCTCTGCGACCAGTCCATCGAAAAGCCGATTCCATTCAGATGTCGGACGAGTCTTGAATGCTTCCAGCATTTCGCCGGGAATTTGATAGGCCATATTAAGCTGCGCCTCCACCTTGTTGAGCTACTTGTCCGGCCTGCTGCGTAGGCGCGCTGCCTCCACCTTTCATTCCCGGAGCACCACCTTGCTGGTCAGGCGGATTATCTTGATGCACTTTGAGTTGCGCTTGAGCAACAGCCATCTGCTGCTGCACCAGCATCATCTGCATCTGCAATTCGTGAATCAACTGATGCTGTTTGATCTGCTCAATCAAATATGGGGCATTCGCGGCATAAGCCTCCGTGGTATTCCAGACGCTATCCCTGTCTTTCAGGAACGCAGTCTTGATGCGAATTGCCAACTGATGATCTTGGTCAGGATCGACCATAACAGGATAGCCGAGATACGTTTGGCAGGCTTGCATGGTTGCAAATTGAATCTGCTGCTCCCGACCACCATCCTGCACGATCTCTCCACCATCGAAGCCCATGTCATCAAGCAGAGTTTTCCAGAGTTTGGCACGATCAAGTCCCGGTTCCATACGACTGGATTCGAGGATATAACGAACATTCTGCTGCTTAACGATCTTTTCAATGAAGGTGCTGCCGACGTTGGTAATTACGCCGACGTTAATCCACATGTCTTCAGGTGTAATGGCAAATCCAAACTGGCCGGTGATGTTCTTGAGCAAGTCGGGATCAATCCATGAACCAGAATAGTCCCATACGCGATGCGCGTAATTGCCATGCAGGTCGCTCGACACCGCATCAATGTCCGAAGTAATAGAAGACATACTTGCCTGAAACGCATTACTTGCTTCGGTTGCGGACGTGCGACTGCCCATCGCTTTGCCAAGGATAGCATCCACGGCTTTTGATGTGGTTTGCGCTCCGTCTCGCAAAAGTTGCAGCATTGCAACCGTAGAGGAAGTGCTGTCTTGCTGCGTCTTATAGCCGAAGTCATTCGGCCCATTGACGACCAGCTTCGCTCCCTTTGCATTCAAGTCCTGATTGCGAGCAGGAGAACTCGCTTGCACCCATGCCGGTGTATCGTTGATCAAATCCTTGTTATCCAAGAATTGTTCCATGCAGAGCGTGATTTCCTTCCAGTGATTATAGAGAAGCTGTCCAATGGAAGGAGCATAAGCGCCTGAATCCAAATCAGGCATGTGGCAAGAAGCATAAATGGGCAGACGACGTTTCGGATAGTAATTTTCCTGCAAACGAAGAATCACTTGCGAGCCAGAATGCATGTTCGGCCCGAAGGTTTCCATGACGAACCTTCTGAAAGGAACGGGATTGCCGGATGCATCTTTTTCAAATTCGCCGGTCATTGGGTCAAACGGCATAATTGGAAACAGCGTCCATTTTGCCTCGACGGAATACTCTGGACGGAGAATCTGCGCCAACGTCGAACTGTTCACTTCCTTGAGTCCCATCGCATTGAACGTAGTTTTGAGCGCATTTTGCACGGAAGTTGTTTCCGGGTCGCTATAGACGTATTGCCCCGCCTGCAGTTTGTCCAGATTCTCATATCCGAACGGATTGATCGTAGGGTCATACTGGTTTTGCAAGATTGCAAAACGCGAAATTTCATCGAACATGAAAGGGCAAGGCTGGCTCTCCATCTCGTAAACTGGAAGACGCCAGTTGAACCAGAGCTTACGAATCGAAATCGGCTCGAAAGTAGTGCCGATCTCTGTAATCTCCGGCTTACTCACCATGTTTCCCATATTATCCTGCCGCGAGATCATTTCGACACGGAACTTGAAATCCGACATCACAAACGCACAGCCGTAAGTGTAGTGATGCCGATACGCTACCAGCGAATTTCTTTTCAGATGGTTGTTGCCGCTGTTCCACTGTAGCAATGCGTTACCCGCTGCAATGCGGTCTGCGAGTGGACGGTATTCCGGTGTAGCATTCGGCTGTTTGATGTAATCAGGAATGCCAAACTGGCAGGGCAATCCTTCCTTGAATGCAATAAAATAGGTGATGTCAGTCAGACGCTGAATAGCATCATGGACTACGGAGTCGGAAACGCGAGCACGTTCCCGATTGGCCTGATCTGCCTCGTTTTTCACTCGGCTGTCGTCGTGCCGAGTATTGTCGAACAAGTCGTCGTAAGGAATCGTAATGCGCGCCATTTCGAGCATCTTGTCCCACATCGGCTCAAATGCCCTACGCTCTTGAACCTGAGGCCAAACGTAGTTTTGCATCAGCCACATCATCATTCGTTTCTGCACTTCAGGGTCGATACTCCCGGCCAAGTTAGGGGGAAATTGGTGTGCAGGTCTGGACGGAGTTCCATTGGCGAACTTCGACATGAGGTTATCAGGGATTTGAGGAATATAGGACATATTTGCAAGGCTGCAAGTTTAAGCTACGCTACGGAGATTTTCTAAGTCTTCTTCATCTACCCAATCGGCATAACGAGGAGCAGAGAACGAAGTCCAAACATATGGCCCACATGCGAGATAGCATGTAGCGTCCAGTTCATCATCGCCATGTGTGGGAACTTTGTCTTTCGCTTCTCCCTTGTTCGGCCCACTGGCGAGACGATCCCAAAACAGCCCTTCCATTTTGCCTAATGCGGCATCTACTCCCGGCCCATTGTGTAGGAAATAGATATGACAACCCGGTGAGCGCCCCGTTATAGGGTGCGTATGGTATTCACTTTTGTCCAGCTTGTTATCCAGGTCTAACGCGCGATCTTCTGGAGCCATGTGCGTGCTTTCCGTAACAATCAGCCCCGCTTTGATATAATTCAACGAATTAGGCAAACCTGTGTTCTCGTCAATCTTGAACAAATGGTAGTCGGCAGCAGTAAGCACAGCCGGCTCGCTGTTCGCTTTTGAATGGACTTCCCTAAGGTTGTAGTCTTCTTTGCCTTTTCCGTAGCGTTCCTTCTTCAGAGCATTGTTGCTCAGTCGCACGATGTCTTTGCAGCGTTCGCGAATAGTTTTCTGCCGCTCAACGTAGTAACGATAGATATACCAGACGTTACCGGGAGTGAGCAGTCCCCAACAACACACGCTAGGATGATCGTAACCCGGATCAAATCCTCGGTAAATCCTCCCATCTGGATGCCGTTCAAATAATTCTGCAATCGTCCACGGCACAGTATGGAATACTCGATCAAGCCGCGAGAGAACCAAAGGAGAACTGCTGTAAAAGATGCCGTCCAAACGCGCATCGCCTTCCTTTTTCCCTTCCCACATGCGAATTAAATCATCCCGTTTTGCGAGCGATATGATATGCGCCGGTGCCTTTCGCGCAGAAAAGCGAGTAAAGATGTGGCTGTGTAAGGGCAGTTGTTCCTCACCTTTATATACTTTAAAAGCAAGCGCTGTTTTCGCCCCGACATTGCGAGCTTCGTAAGGAGTATAGTCCCATGATCCAAAACCATTAGCTTTGAAACGCTGCTTAACTTCATTCAGAATTTGCGGTGGAAGCCCTTCGGTGAGAATGATCGCACGAACGGCCGACCCCGACCATTTAGTATCCTCTGACTCGTAGGATTTGCAAATGATGCGATGCGTCGTTGGAGTAGGATTGGTTGTGCTCGTGGAGTCAACCGTAAATGACAGTTCAGAATCTGACCAATTTCGGATGTAGCAAGCAGGGAGCCAACACTTCCACTCGGGCATAAGGACGTTCTTATGGAAATCATTATCCGGGGCACCAAGCCAGATGGTTCCGCTGTCCGATACGGGAGAAGAAGGCCAACAACCAACAAACGCTTGAGGAACCAGTTTTTGCAAGGCTGCAAATTTTTCAATATTGGAAGTTTCAAGGTGCGATTTGGTAGGATCACCCTTCAATTCAGGGTGCATTTTCAAAGTGAACCGAATTAGGTCGAGATCCTCTATCTTAGGCCGGGGGAGAATCTGAACGGGACGATCGTAAATGTCGTAATAGAGTCGATCGTCCACATCGGGGTTGTCAACGAAAGTGGTGCCCTTATCTTCGGGATTTGGCGCGAGACGGGCGGCAAACATTTCCCAATTTGGGTCATTTCCGAGGATATAGAGACAAGTATTGATGACGAAGCAGGCAGTTTTGCCGATACGATTTGCGGCGAAGCAAACAACAAAATCAATGCCCCAAATCCACGAATTGAGTAACAGAGATTGCTCATAAGACGGCTTGAAATAAGCGATAGGATACTGCGCTTTGATTCCTTCCTGAGTTTGTTTGAAAGTTTGCTCGACAAACTCCAACATCTCACGCAATGCGTCACCTTCAGGTGATTTATCTTTCAGTTTGTATGCACGTGTAGCTAATAAGTGCAGCATTCCTTCGACATCTTTCGGGGGATGCTCCCACCAGTAAGATTCCTGCTTGAGTTCAGGCTCGTCCTCCAGCATTGCTGCCGGCTTGGCTCGTCTTTTGATAGCCATTACGGGACAATAGTTTCACCTAAGCCAAATTTAACTGTGCGCATCTTCGGTAGAGGCAAATGCTGGTATTGCTCAACGGGAACTTCCTCTGGCCATGCCCATTTGTTGATCAACCGCCAGTTATTTCCATCGTCATAAGCAGGTTCCACTTCTACTCGTGGCGCAATCCGCCCATCCCGCTTAAAAATTGCAAGGTTGCATACTGGCCGTCCCGTAATCTTGTCCGTTTTTTCCGAATGAACGTGCGCAACAATCGCTGCATTCGGTATTTTATTCTCGTCGAAGTAATAAACAATATCACCTAGACGTGGAATGTCTGTTTCGGACATGCGCGGAACGTGGATTTCTGAAAGAAGGGATTCAACCGCCAGCCGCTTGGTAGCGACTGACGGCTGTAAGCGGGTCAGTCTTGTTCGAGTTGCTTCCGCATGGCCCGATCTTTGATCGGACTCTCGTAGACCCAATCAACGCCGTATTCGCCGTGCTTTTTGTTCGCGACGGCAGCGGTGACGTTGGCTTTGACTTTGACCGGGTCAGGCTCTTCGTCTTCGTCTTCAGCGTCAGCTTCGGGCTTGTCAGGCTCGGCTTCGGCTTCGGCTTCGTCTTCGTCTTCAGCGTCCGGCTCGATTTTGGGCACTTCGGAATACTCGTCGTCCGGCTGGGAAGACGCGCCGACTTCGATCAGATCGTCGATCAGTTCGGAGGCTTCTTCGCTGGCGATGTCATCGTCGCCGTGGAACGTATTGATCTCGTCCCTGAGCAGCTTGATGTTCTTCTTTTGGCTTTTGATGGATTTCGCTTCATCAGGCGGAGTTCGCATGAGGGCGAGCAGGCAGCTGAGGAGGAGCAGGAGTTTGTCTTTCATGGTGTCGTATGGTGTGGTGTGGTGTGGTCTTGGTTTTGCAGCCTTGCAAATCCGGTATGGATTGGCTGATTTCAGACTTTAATATACGTCCAAAAGGGGCATGTGTCAAGTGGTGGGAGCGAGTGGTGGGAGTGGGAGTGAGTGGTGGGCGGGTTGACGTAAGAGTGAGAGTGTGGTATAATATACGGACAATGAAGATCAAAACCAAAATACTGGAAGCAGTGGGGGCAGGGGCAGGAGTGGGAGTGGGAGTGCTGTCTGCGCTAGAGCGCGCACGTTCTGCGGGAATACGCTATTACGTGTTGTGTGCGCGAGAAAAAGACTTTGCTCGATGGGTGAGCGAAAGCGGGCATAATTTGCAGGCTTGCAAATGCGTGAGTTTGCCGGAGCAATGCGTGGGAGTGGGCTTCAGCTCCCCGTTGGTGGAATTGATTGTGATACGTGGATGGGACAAGAAAGGTGGAGCGAAATGGGTGGAGGAAGGCTCTCGCCTGATGGCGCGTTACTGTTTAGAAAAACGTGTGCACACGTGCGTGTATGCCAGCCTCCTTTAGTTCAACCGTCTTTAGTTCAAAAATGTTTTTCTTTAGTTCAAAAATGTTTTTCTTTAGTTCAAAAAGTTTCCGAGCGGCCCGGATTATTAACATGCGCGGGGGCGCGGGGGCTAGGCGGGCGGGTGGGCGAGCGAGTGCGCGTGTGCGATGTGCGTATGTGCGCGTATGCGTGCGCCGCTCGCGTCTCTCTTCTCTCTTCTATGCTTCTCTCTTCTACGTGTTGCGCATGTGTTGTGCATGCGTTACTGAAAGTAGGGGGGAAAGGGTTTCAGACGTTAGACAATAGGCACTTGTGCATTTACTAGAAACGCCCACGCTTGCACGCTTGCAACTCTCTCTAAGTCTTTGTCGATTAGACACTTACCAATCATCCATTTGACAAGCGCCTCGACGTATGCCATAGTATTGACGTTCCCGATGCCATCGGAAACAAAGACGGTGCTCCCTTGTGAGATGCGCCTCGGTTCTTTCCCATAAAGATTGCACGTCCGCCAATGACATTCGTTGGCGGACATGGCAATCTTGTAAATACAAGACCCATGCATTGCATCGAATGTTTAAGACATCGCATAACATGGCTACCACCACTAATCCGGCACCCGCCGCTACTACTAAGACGAGCGTAAAGCTCACTTCAGCAATCGGCGCCTATCAGAAAGCAGTCGTCGGCGCGGAAATCGCGCTCGATACGCTGCGGAACACTGCGAAAGCGGAAAGTGTCCGTCTTAGTTTGACGGACGGAAAGATGCTCACGCTCCTTCTCTTTGCTTGCGGGTTGTCTGACCCGCGCACCGTGTCCGAAGTTTCACAGTTCGTGTTTCCGAAACACGAAGCGGCTCGCGTTCAACTCGACAGGGTTATGGAGCACAACTGCAAGCAGACGGACCCAAAGAAGCGTATCGCAAAGCCCGTCACGATGGCGTTGCAGCGCGACAAGACCGGCACGCTCACGTTGGAAGCAGCGTTGGCCGCGCATAAAGCGGGAAACACGTTGAGCCGCCAACCCGGCGGCCAGACGAATCAAACCGTATCCGCCAAGCCGGTGAAGAAAAAGACGCAAAAAGAGATCGAAGATGACGCGGTTACTCAAATCATCGCGATTCTCAAATCGCTGGCACAGGATGAATACGACGAAGCGGACTGCATGGCCGTATTCGATCGTGCGATCAAAGAGTCAAAACTCTTCCCTGACACCGAAGCCGAAGAGCCTGAAGAAGAAGAAGACGCGAGCGAGTAGCATCCGCCCTCCCCGCCCTCACCCTCCCCTGAGTCGAAAGACTTGGGGGAGGGTTTTTCTTTGTGTCTTTGCAAGCCTGCAATTCCCCTCTCTCTCTCTCACACACACACACATCGCTCTCACACA